CGACGCAAAGCTGACGGTGAAAAAATAAAACAATCAGAATGTGATATAGACTATAGAAAAATAAACAAAGAAGACGTAATTTTTAGGGTAATGATGTTTGATCATATACCTGATGACAAAGGACGCAAAAAGAAACCTAAAACTATTGCTGATACTAAAGAAAAACTAAATTTCCCACCATTCCAACATTATAAGTTTAATGAAGAAGGCCAACTTCAAGTTGTTGGCAAAAGTCATTGGGTTGGAGGTATGGAAAACGGTTATTATGATAAAGGCTGTGGTCAAGCAACTAATAAATTAGCTATGATGTGGATGAAGTTATGTGAACGATACGCAACCAGAGGCAATGTTAGAGGATATACGTATAATGATGAAATGAAAGGACAAGCAATTTTACAACTTGCACAAATAGGGTTACAATTTGACGAATCTAAATCAAACAATCCATTTGCATACTATACTGCCGCAGTTACAAACTCATTTGTTAGAATCATTAATATTGAAAAACGCAATCAAAACATTAGGGACGATATTTTAGAAATGAATCACATGAACCCATCCTTTACTCGACAAAACCAAGGAGCGTGGGAGCGTGAACAAGCAGAACACACTAAAAAGTGGACCGGAAAGACTAAAAAACCCGTACCAGAAAAAGAGTCAAAGGGGGATTGACAAATAAAGCATTATCACATATAATATGAATACTAAGAGGTAATAACATTGTTTAAAAAGGCCGCCGTCTTTACGGATATACACTTTGGATTAAAATCAAACAGTAAAATTCACAACGATGATTGTGAAGAATTTATAGATTGGTTTATAGAACACGCTAAAGAACATAATTGTGAAACTGGTATCTTTATGGGCGACTGGCACCATAACAGAAACAGTTTAAATATTACCACCATGGATGCTACTATCCGAAGTTTAGAAAAACTCGGTAAAGCATTTGAAAATTTTTACTTCTTTCCTGGTAATCACGACTTATACTATAAAGATAAACGTGATATTCATTCCATAGAGTTTGGTAAACACATTCCTGGCATTACTATTGTTAATAAAATTACAACAAAAGGTGATACTACTTTAGTACCTTGGCTTGTAGGTGACGAATGGAAACAGATTTCAAAGATTAAAAGCAAATATGTATTCGGTCATTTTGAACTTCCAACGTTTTATATGAACGCTATGGTTCAAATGCCTAATACTGGTGAACTCCAACCTGATCATTTTAAAAATCAAGAGTATGTATTCTCTGGACACTTCCATAAAAGACAAGTTAAAGGGTGTATTAATTATATAGGTAATGCATTACCTCATAACTATGCTGATGCTTGGGACGATGAACGAGGTATGATGATATTTGAGCACGGCGGCGCTCCTGAATATCTTAACTGGTGGAATTGTCCCAAGTATCGCACGGTTAAACTATCACGTTTATTAGATGAAAAAGATACATTACTTAAACCAAAGATGTATTTGCGTGTTACATTAGACTTACCAATATCATATGAAGAGGCGAGCTTTATTAAAGAAACGTTCGTTGACAAGTATGAGTGTAGAGAGATTACACTTATACCAAATACTAAAGATGATGAGATTAATACCGACATTGATATCACAAAATTTGAAAGTGTTGACCAGATTGTGGCTAAAGAAATACAAGCAATTGAATCTGATAGCTATGACAAAGCAAAATTACTTGACATTTATAACAAGTTAGGAGAAGATCATGATTAAGATCCAAGACCTAACTTGTAAAAACTTCATGAGTGTGGGTAATACTACACAAGCAATTAACTTTAATAGAGATCAGTTAACACTTGTACTTGGTGAAAACTTAGATCAAGGTGGTGATGATGCTGGATCACGTAATGGTACTGGTAAAACAACAATAATTAATGCTTTAAGTTATGCATTGTTTGGAATGGCCCTTACAAACATCAGGCGTGACAATTTAGTAAACAAAACTAACAATAAAAGTATGTTAGTTACCTTAAGTTTTGAAAAAAATGGAAAAAACTACCATATTGAAAGAGGTAGAAAACCTAATTTCCTAAAATTTTCTATTAACAATGAAGATCAAGAAATAACTGACGAAAGTCAAGGTGATTCTCGTAAAACACAACAAGACATTAATACATTACTAGGTATGAGCCATGATATGTTTAAGCATATAGTGGCATTGAACACATATACAGAACCGTTCTTAGCAATGAAGAACAATGACCAACGTGCTATCATAGAACAGCTATTAGGTATTACTATACTATCTGAAAAAGCAGAGTTATTGCGTGAACAGATGCGTATTAATAGAGATCAAACGACTCATGAAAATGCAAGACTAACCGCAGTTCAAGATAGTAATGAAAAAATTAAAGAGAATATCAACAAACTACAAAGTAGACGTAAGGCTTGGATAGCACAAAATAAAGAAACTTGTACTAAACTACAAAAAGCAATTCATGAACTAGACCAATTAGATATTGATAGTGAACTAGAAGATCATGAACAGCTATCTGAATGGACTGATCTTAACAAGCACCACACAAATCTTACAAAAGAATTAGCAACTGTTGAACGTGCATTAGAACAAGCAGATAAGAATGTACAAAAAATTGGTAGTGACCTTGATGATCTTGAACACGCTAAATGTTATGCTTGTGGTCAAGAACTACATGATGAGAAACTCGAAGAAATGCGAGATAAAATTCAAGCAGACTATGGTGATGCACATACTTACATGATTGAAATTTCTAATAAGCATGATAAAGTGCAAAAGAAACTAGAAGACATAGGTGACCTAAGTAGAAAACCTAATACATTTTATGAAACAGCTAAAGAAGCCTATGAACATAGAGGTAATGTTGAAAACTTAAAGAAAGCATTAACTGAAAAAGAAGAAGAAACTGATCCTTACCAAGAACAAATAGATGATCTAAAACATACAGCATTACAAGAAGTTAACTGGGACACTATTAATAACTTAACCTCTATAAAAGAACATCAAGACTTTTTATATAAACTATTAACTAATAAAGATAGTTTTATAAGAAAGAAAATTATAGATCAAAATCTTGCATACTTAAACAATAGACTTACTTGGTATCTTGATAAAGTTGGCTTACCACATACAGTCACATTCTTAAATGACTTAAATGTAGAAATTACCCAACTTGGCCAAGACTTAGACTTTGATAACTTATCAAGAGGCGAACGTAATAGACTAATCCTTGGATTAAGTTTTGCATTTAGAGATGTTTGGGAAAGTTTATATCAACACATTAACTTACTGTTTGTTGATGAGTTAATAGATAGTGGAATGGATACTGCTGGTGTTGAATCAGCTCTAAGTGTCCTTAAGAAAATGGGTAGAGAACGTAATAAAAACATATACCTTATTTCACATAAAGATGAATTAATGGGTAGAGTAACTAATGTATTAAAAGTTATTAAAGAAAACGGCTTTACCTCTTATGATAATGATGTAGAGATTACACAATGATAGATGATACACACGATTTATTAACTAAAGCATACCTAGAATACTATAAAGCTAATGAGAACTTTGAAAAACGTAAAAGTGAATCTACAAAACGTGCTACTCGTAAATGGTTAAGTGAAATAAGACGCTTATGTTTTACACGTAGAACAGAAGTAATGGACGCTCACACCGAGTTTCACCAGAAACGGAAGTCTGAATTGTAATACTTGTTAAGTATCTACATGGAGTGGACCTATCATGGAAAAATCATTAAACAATTGCCCACAACCTGTGTAGGATTTGTATACCTTATTACAAATACAACCAACAATCGCAAATACGTAGGCAAAAAACTAGCTAGATTCAGAAAGACACGGCCACCCCTCAAAGGTAAGATAAACAAAAGAAGAAGTACAGTAGAAAGTGACTGGAGAGACTACTGGGGGTCCAGTGACTGGTTATTAGAAGATGTTAGTAAGCTAGGAAAAAACAAATTCACACGAGAAATACTACATTACTGTCCAAGTAAAGGCGTAGCAAGTTATCTAGAAGCGAGAGAACAGTTTGAACGCAAAGTTCTAGAGACTGACGAATACTACAACGGTATTATAAACGTACGAGTAGGCGGATCAAAGGTCCTTAGAGAAGCTCTTAAAGGCAAATAGTCAAATATAGCAACATTGTTTGGTCGGGATAGCTCGACTCACCTTGAAGGTGTACGTTATGACACTTAGACTCTGGTGCGTTGCAAGGAATAGACTAACTTTAGGTCTAAAAGATGCTGGCTCTGAGTAAAAAGCAACCAGCACGGTAGAAAATTCCGCTTAATAGGAATTCATACCGTCCGTAACTATTACGAAGGCTGAAGTAGGAGGTTGTCGGGTTACCGCCTCCGTGCATTATGCAATCTTCTTTATTAAGATGGTACGCTCATCTCACATGATGGCTATTAAATGCTTCGTCCGAGTACGGGCGAAGTATGGCTCAACTATCTACATGATGCAAAAGTGCTACGCACTTAATTAAACAATTGAGAGAATAGTGTGTTAGAGCGATAGCGAAAACACAGATCAACGCAGTTGATCTTAATGCAGTTCCGGATCACGTCCGTAACGAAATGCTTCTTTATCGTATACTACAACTTCTTCTATAGTATATTCCGAACCAGGATTAGCTTCAACTAATTGCCCTAGTACTTCTGATGCTTCCGCTTCTGAACTACAGTCCATTAACTCTTGCTTCTGAGTAACTTTCTCTATAACCCTATATACTGTTCGAGGCATATTGAATATTTAAGGCCGTACAT